GAAGATTTTGGACTGCCATTTTCATCCGCCTCTTTACCCGTTATTGAAAAAGTTATGTAACGTTTTATGTAACGGTTTTAGTATAAGCTTAGAAATTGCAATCCTTGTGTATCGGTCTTGCACTTGGTTAATTCTTTATACAATAAAGAATTAACCAAGATTTTTGATAGGTCGGGTAGACTGGATTTGAACCAGCGACCCCTACGTCCCGAACGTAGTCGCGGTAAACCTATCTAAACATTTCTAAACTTATCTAAAAGTAATATAACATTATATTACAAAGAATTGCAATATTCTTCAGCAGTTTTAAGCTTTTTTTAGAGTATCTAAACATTAGTAAAATTTACGGTTTATGTAACGGTTTATGTAACGGTTTATGTAACGGTTTTAAAACCTTATTACTTCGATATGAAATAGATAATGCCTCCCAGGACGAAAGAAGTTACACATGCACCGATTGCCACATTCCTATATATTTCCGATTTCTTCTTCTGTCTCTCCGCCTCTTGCCTTAACTCGTTTGATAATTTCTGATATTGCAGAAGCTGCTTGCTCTGCTTGTTCACGGTCTCTTCTAAAATCTTCGTCTGTTCCTGAATCTGAAGGAGTTCCGATTCCTTTATTTTGAAAACGGTTTCCGAGAAACAGACCGAGCACAAAAAGAAAAAGAGCAGACATGCACAAGCCCACTTTTTCAAAAAATGATTTGATTTTTTCATTCATTTTCACTCCCATAAAAAGGGTGCTGATCATCTCAGATGAACAGCACCCTTTTTCCCCTATTCAACCTTAACAAAAAGCGAACAGATTTCCGTGACCGCAGTTGCGACAAGTCCGACAGCGGCCACAATCTGAACCGTTTTATTTTGCGAATTTTTCGGCAAGCAGGTTCAAATCTACCGTGCCGAAAATACCCATTATTGAAAAACCAACAATGCAAAGCTCATTAACAGAGCAGTTACTAAAAATGCCCATCCATTTGAGTATTCCACCGATAAGTACAACGAGCGCTGCAATGATTTTTGCGAAAAGAGAGACTGTCTTTGCTTTCAATTCCTTTGTTTCGACTTTTTCTTCTGTCATATTTCCATTTCCTCAAGTTCTTCCTGCAATTCATTTATTCTGTCACGCACTTTCTGTCGCTCTGCCATGAGCACGTCCAAGTCATACGGCATTGACTTTTCCTGCAGTTTTGCCTCGTAGCACTTGACTACCTTCCAGTCTCCAATGTCGCTTGAAGTCGCTGACAGTTTATTGATAAGCGTACGTATTTCGCTTTCCTTCTGTTCTCGCTCCATTCTCCTTTCCATTTCGTCCATACATGTCTCCTGTTATTGATTTATACAAAGCGTCAAGATGTCTGACACTGTTATAGCCATTGTATCTGATGACATTTCCACGCCAACTTTTGTACTGGTCTTTTATCTGGGGGATTGTCATCCTGTTTTTATTTACAAGCCCGGCGAGCTTTTTTAGTTTCCGCCGCTCCCGCACAAATCCTTTTCGGGCTGGCCTTTTTATAATCTTTCCAGATTCCGTGATGTTGTATCTGATCTGCAAGAAAGAAAAACCTTTCTCAATTTTCGCAATCTGCGTTTTCTTTGTATTGATTATGATTCCGAGTCTTTCCGCAATTACACGGTATTCTTTCAGCAATCCTTTCAAAAAATCCTTGCTTTCGTGAATAATATATGTGTCGTCCATATAACGACCATAATACTTGCAGCCTTTGACAATCTTGCAGAAATTATCAAGCTCTGACGGGTAGAAAATACCAGCCGTCTGTGAAATCTGACTCCCGATTCCGACGCCCTTCCCATCTCCAAAAGATGAAATCAGATGGCAGGTCAAATCCACAATTCTTTCATCGCTTATCTTTTCTGAGATTTTCTTACATAGCTCGTCATGAGGAATATTGTCAAAATATTTCGAGAAATCTATCAGAAGGATATAGCCTTTGTTACCGTGCTTTCTGTAATATTTTTCCAAATGAGCCTGCAAGCGTTTTCTTGTGAACTCTATTCCCTTACCCTTCTGGCTTGCACCGTTGTCGTAAATCAAATACCTGAACAAATGTGGATTTAGGATATTATCGCAAAGATTTCTCTGTATCACCCTGTCTGATATATGCAGTGCCTTAATATGCCTTCGCTTACCTCTCTCGCTCAATTCAAACTCACTGAACGGCTTTTGCCTGTATGTCCCGCTTAAAAGCTCTTTCCGGGCCTTCGTTATGTTCCGGATTATGTCAGCCTCGTAATACTGAACACTTGCCTTCCAGTCAGTGCCTTTTTTGCATTTCTGAAAAGAGTCATAGAGATTATCCAGGTCACAAAGTTTCTCAAAATCTGTCATAAAAAATTGGAAAGGCGCTTAAAGCAGTTCCTGTCGTAACAGACTGCGTCGCCTTTCATATTCACCTTTTACGGTAAGGATTCTACTTCCTTCGCCATTGTGTGTGGAAACATTTTCCTATACACACGATTTCAAATCGTGGACGGACATAATTGTTCGTATTCCCAGCGTTGTTGTAGTTGGCATTGCCATTGTTGTTGACATTGCAGAAATAAGCAGCAGACGCTTTCAAGCAGAACCCTTTTATTTTCTCCTCTTATTGTCAGACTGTCGCCAGCCCTTTATCAAATCTTCCTCACGGTCTAAAGCGTCCATGAGGTCGGTCGTGAACTTCAAACTCACATCAAACATCTCCTTTATGTGGTCTATTTCTACATACAGATTCTGCACAACTCCTATTGCATCATTCTGATTCTTTCTTCTCTGCTCCCATTCAAAATCATAGTTGGGGTGCAGCTTGTTCGCCTGTACGATGTAGAAAATAAGCATATTGCAGTATTTCTTAATCAGTTTTTTCTCATCTTCAAGATACCATTCGGGATATTCTGAGTTATAAGCCTTGTTCGGATTAACTCCGTATTTCGCATAAATCTCATTGATTACGCTTTGCTCTTCCTCGCTGATGTCTCTTGCAACCTGCCTTATGCTCCGTGGATTCTTCTTGATTCCAAACTCACGGATCAGCCATAAGTCAATGTTCTTCCGTATGCGCTTGGCATTCTTGTAGAATTCCATTTTGCTCAGGTCTCTAAGCCCGCTCGGCTCACTCATCCTTATTCTCCATCAAGTACGATATAGCTGTACTTGCTTACGATGATTTTATCCTCGCTGACTTTGAAATACTCTGCAAGTATTTTCTTTATGTCTGTTGTACTTAATACTTTTCCTGTCTGCATATTTTTCTCCTGTCTCAAGAATTTTAGTATGTGCTGAGGTGGCTCAACGCCACCTCAGATTAAAGATACGCTCCGGCTCCGCCTACGCTGCGAGTACGAAGCGTGGACGGACATAATTGTCCGCACGCCCAGCGTAGTTGTAGTCGGCATTGCCACTGTTGTTGACATGGCAGAAATAAGCAGCAGACGCTACATTCTTTAGCCAGTACCATGATAACCTGTTATTCTGGATCAGCGGGTGCTTAAATGCTGCAAACTGTTTCTTTGCCGTTCCCGTGTCATAGCCTGAGCTGCTCCATACTTCAGAACCATAGACCTCGATTTCGCTGAGCAGGACGGCCTGACAACTTTGCCAGTTCCATGAACTTGACGCACCACCGGCATTTCCGAAGCGGTTTATTGCGTTTGGATCCATTGCGACAGACAGCAGCTCTCCCGTTGTCTGCAAGTGACTTCCAAATTCCGCATACAGCTGCTCGTTGATTGTGGCGCCGCTTGCCGTGCTTCCCGTGCTCGTTACCGGACCAATAATTTCCGTATGCATCTTACTTCCGGCATATCCATTGGCAGTAGTATTGCTGTCGTTCATGGCATGACGGCCGAAGTGATTAGGCTCTGATGTACTTATGCCTTTTCCGGGTACCATTACTACATGATGCGCCGTAATATACTGCGGATTACCCTGATACATGAGGCCGTCAATCTCCGCTATCGTTACCCATGATGTTCCCTGCGTACCGTCGTAGCTGTCTTTACATGTAATTGCCCGAGACATCTGAAAAAAATCCCCGGCGTAAATATCTTCGAAAAGCTCAAAGCCGTCAGTGCCAGTCAGACGCTTCCAGAACGTGCCATCCTCGTAGTATTCAGTGATATCCTTTGGCTCAATGCGCATGATGCTGTGCGCCTGCTTGGCCTGCATATAGAGGTAGATTGATCCGCCCGGAACCGGATAGGCATTTGATTTTTCGATTGAGCCGAAACTTCTTGCCATGGCAGAAATCACGCCATTAGTCTGAGAGATTGACTCAATAAACTTGCCGTCCCCTCCGGATTGATCTGCATCAAGTGCGTTGATGGCGGCAGCTCGAGCATTGGCTTCTGCATTGATATTATCCTGCAGTGTTGAGTCTGCGTTCTGTCTCGCAGTAACTTCAGCGGACAAATCCCCACTGAGTCCGTCAAGGATTGTTGCTGCTTTTATTTTTTGACTTTCCTCGGAATTACCTTCCGCAAGAAGATACGTCTCGCTGGCATCAAAAGACGCCGTTGTCATTTCACTTAATTCCTGTAATCTACTCATATATATACAGTCATTTTTAAAAAATCATGTCTGCAACGGAAAATTCCTGAGCCTGAAACGCTTCATTCTGTGCGACTCCATGAGCCATTATCGAGCTGATGACACCGTCTATGCGCTGAGTGCTTGCCTTGCTCTTTTTCATCGGCTTATAGTTGCCGTTCACATCCGGCTTGATTTCCACATTGTTAATCATCCAGAGCATGACGGGGGAATTATCAACGAGGTTCCCGTCTTTTACAGTTTTTTCATACGACTGTGTGAGGGGGGAGAGTTTTCGCAGGCTCTGCTCAACTTCAATCAATGCAATGTCCGGCCGCTCTGCGTCAATTTCATTGATGACTTCCTTCGACTGCCATTTGTCATAACCTATGCCCCGCAACTTAAAGCGGTCCGCATCCTCCAAAATGTCACGAATGATAAATGAGTAGTCGATTGTGTTTCCAGGAATTGCCGTGATTATCCCTTTTTCAATCCACTGGAAGAAGTTGATATTTTCCTTCCTGTAGCGTTCGTGCGCCGTGCCTTCAGGAATGTAGAAACGGTGAAAATAGTATTCCTTGCCGTCTTTTTTGAAGAGTTTCGTGAAGGCGCAGAGGTCGTCAACCTGGGCAAGGTCAAGGCCTCCGAAACATTCCATTCCCTCAAAATCTTCCAGATTGGCGGGAATTTCCTTGTTTTTCTGCCAGGTCTCGATTGCAAGCCATGACTTTTCACCGCCACCGCCCCAGATTCCGAAGGTTTTCGCCTTGAGCTCCGGGATTTTATGGGGCGTAAGCTCTGCATCGTCAATGTCGGACTGAATGACGGAAGGGTCTATGATGTCGTAAAGGCTGGGATTTGCCTTCTGCCATAATGCAGGATCATGATAATCGTCGTTTTCGTCGAGGGCATAAATCACGGAAAAAAAATCTTCTTGTGTCTGAGTGCCGTTCAGGATTCTCTTCGCCTTTAAATTCTGCTCAAAACATGGGTTTGCGACTTCTACATCGGCGGTGGTAACGACAACAAGCTGTGCATCTTTCTTGCTCCTCATGCCGTACTGCATTGACATAAACATTTTGTCGCTCTGGAAATCGTGGTATTCGTCCAGCACGGCAAAACGAGGGCGCAGACCGTCAACGGATTTTCCGCCGTCACAGTAAAAGCCCAGCCGTGATTTTTCGTTTATGTCCTTAAATGTGATTGCAAGGGAGCGGCAGTCCAGAATGTCGTCAAGCGCTGGCTCTGCCTTGATTATGTCCCGAACTTCCTTAAATGTTTTTTCTGCAAGTGTGTCGGAACTGGAAACAAGATAGGATTCAGATGCCTTGTATTTGATGAAGTTGAAGAGAACGAGGGGAAGAAGAAGACCCGTTGTCTTTCCGTTCTTTCGGTTCACTTCGATATATGCCATTCGGAAGCGTTTCCGGTCGGAATCGCCCTTGTATCTCCAGCCCTCCAAGTTCGCAAAGCAGAAAATCTGCCAGGGAAGAAGGGAAATCGTCTTTCCGTTGAGGTCGCCGGGCTTGAGGGATTCCGCAAAAGAAAGCACCATTTCGGCGGCTTTTTCGTCAAAATAATAGGGAAAATCGTCCCTTTTTTCGCGTTTTCGGTCAGAAACAAAGCGTTTTACTGCCTTTTTCGTCCAGATTCCGGCTGTAATTTTGCCGTTTATAATGTCTGAACAGTATTTTTCAAGTATTTCCATGTAGTTTTTCATAGAAATACAGTCATTATTAAAGTAGGTGAGGTTTGTCGCAAAAAAAAATGAGTTGTCAAGAAAATCTTAACAACTCAAAAAAGGGTTATTCCCCGAAAGCCAGCTGATGCAGATACTTGCTTACAGAAATTCCTTCCTTTGTAGCCCGTTCTTCAAGCTGCGCTTTTTCTTCGGCTGTGAGCTTAAAGGCGACTTGAAGGGTTTTCGGGTTTTCCTTGTATGCGCCGGTCGAGCCTTTTGGACGGCCCTGTCCGGCTCTTTTTCCTCCCCAGTTGGAAGAATATTCTTTTTCAGAATCTTTTTTTGTGCCTGCCATTATTTCACCACCAGAAAAACAATAAAAAGCACAAGTGCCAGAATCCGAAATATGTTTGAAAGTATGTTTACCTGTCTTTTAGTTATCATTGACAAAATCTCCATAAATGATAAACTGTAAAAGCAAGCAAGGTTGCCAGCCTTGCTTGCTTTTGGGTTACTTCTGAATCTTATTTAAGAATCAGAGCCAAAACTGCTACAATGAGCAGGCCGAGGTTGATGATAAGATTTGCTAGGTCTATCCAACTCGGCTTTTCTTTTTTTTCAGCCATTTCTTACCTC